GTGGTAACTTTGTAGCAAAAACTATAGAGCCTGAAGACGTAGGTACTTTAGGTAAGGTCATGAGAGTGGCATCGCTTGCCCTTGGTTATCATGGTTCGGTCTACTGGTATAATACTAGAGCAACATTTGAGCCATCCCCATATGATTTTGATAGAATTATGCAGGCGGTAGATACCGACTCGTATATCCGTCAAGCGATGAATAAGTATAAAGATTTATTCTGGAAAGAAAATTGGAAGATAGTTGGGGAAAACCCTGAAGCAGTAGCTTATTTATATCAAAGAATAGACTTCCTAGAAATGACCATGAAGAGACCATTTTTGGATTTCTTAATAGAAGTTTCCGATCAGCTATTCAAGTACGCTAACTGTTTCGTGGTTAAAGCTAGAGGAGATATTTCTGAATATTTTCCAGATAAGTTAACTCCAGTTTCAGCTGAGCAAACGATAATAGGATATTATCTAATCCCGACAGAACAAGTAAGAATTCTTAGAGATAGATTCAATAGACCTAAGTCATACCAGCAAAGAACTGATCCTCTAACTTATTCGCCTTCTATTAAAACTCCAGTTTGGACAGCCGATAGAGTTGTTCATTTACATTTTGATAAAAAGGCTGGTAGAGCTTTTGGTACACCTTTTTTAACAAACGTTTTAGATGACGTAATTGCCCTAAGACAATTGGAAGAAGATATTCAAAATCTTGTTCACAGAGAATTATTCCCTCTTTATAAGTACAAGATTGGTACAGCTGAGCAACCAGCAGAGCCAGAAGAAATATCGCGTGCCGCAGCAGAAATAGAAAACCTTAGAACTGAAGGTGGTTTGATACTTCCGTTCAGACATGACATTGAAGTTGTTGCATCGGGCAATCAGTTACTAGACGCTTCAAAGTATCTTGAACACTTTAAGGAAAGAGTTGCTGTTGGTTTAGGTTTGGCTCCTCATCACCTTGGCATGATGATGAATGGTGGTAACAGATCTGTAACAGATAGATTAGATATAGCTCTTTATGACAAGATTAAACAGTATCAAAAACAGTTTGCTGAAATTGTTAGAGTTAATATTTTTAACGAACTATTGTTTGAGGGTGGTTTTGATCCAATCAAGAACCCAATTGAGAGTGATGTATCAGATCGTTGTTACTTTAAGTTTAATGAAATTGACGTAGATACTCAAGTTAAAAAAGAAACCCACGTAATACAGAAGTACACTAATTCTATTATTTCTTTGTCTGAGACTAGAAAAGAATTAGGCCTTGATCCAGAAATTGATGAGTCAGAACTGTTTGGCGCTATACAGGCTAGAATTCAAATGGACATAGCAACTCATCAAGCTGATGTTCAAGCGGCTACAGCACCGGAGCAGGGTGCAACAACTAAAACTTCACCAAGCGGTGGTACTACAAAAATAGCTGCACCAAAGCAACCTAAATCTACCAACTTGCCGAATAAAACAAAGGGACCAGGGAATATTATTAGACCAACAAATCAACAGGGCACAAGAACATCTCCAAACATTAGAAGAGCAGATGATTTAAGTTGGTTGTCAGTAGTTGAAAATCTTTTGGAAAAAGAGTATACTGTTATAGAGACAGATGACTTAATGTCAGATATTCCAAAGGATGATGATGGGCTTAATAATTAATTCAGAGATTAGCAAGCAGTTCTTGCTAGAAGAAGACGCTGTTCAAGGCTTTAAGAAGGCAGTCGCCAATAATCAACAACAACTTGCCTTGAGAGTTTTAACAGAAATAATCGATACTTTTATGGAAGCATTTGATCTTCTAATTGAGACAGATGATGATTCGACAACAAAAGAAGAAGTTGTTGAACCTAAAGCTGAAGAAGTAAAAGAAGAAAAGAAGCCAGCAGCAAAAAAAGCTGATTTAAAAGAAGAAAAAATACAAACTGAAGAAAAATGAAATTAATAATTGGCTGTCCAATTTATAAAAGAGATTGGATTCTTCCGGAATGGATTAGATGCATTATTAATCAATCTATTGATATGAACGATGTTGGTTTGATTTTTGAAACATCACCTGATGATTTTGAAACTACTAACTCTTTAATAACTTGGAAAAAATTAGATAAAAGATTCCAAATTTTTGAGATTAATGAGAGAAAAGATATACCTCATTTTGAACACGAAAATAACGGAAGACAATGGACCATGTCCAAATACCATAACATGGTGTCTTTAAGGAATTCTATACTCAAAAGAGTAAGAGAACATCAACCAGATTTTTATCTAAGTTTAGATTCTGATATTTTATTGCAAAATCCTAATACAATAGAGTTATTAATAGCTCATATCAAAGATGGAGCAGATGCAGTTTCGCCTTTGATGTTTATGACGCCTATGGATTCAAGATTTCCTAGTGTAATGAGTTGGAAGGACAAAGAGTGCAATATAGCTTATAGGAAAGAAGGATATCCTTTGGGGGAATATTTCCAATCAGATATTATCATGGCTGCAAAAATGATGTCTAAAGATGTTTACAATAATGTGGATTATCAATTCCATAAACAGGGTGAAGATCTTGGCTGGGCAAAAAACGCTACAGAAAAAGGTTTTAAATTATATAGTGCATCTTATATTTACGCTCCACATCTTATGTCTAAAGATATGTACCAGCATTATTTGACAAATGGAGACAATAGGGGTAACATTAAAACTAGTCAAGTTCGATAAAGTATGATATATTTATATAAGATTGTTTAATCTTATAAAAACAAATTTACTATATAGCTGATCAGTAATAAAGGAACAAATAATGGCTTTTGATTTTGTAGAAAATTTCACGATAGAAATGCCCAAGTTCGCTGATTCCAATTATAATTTTATGGAATCATTTGATAGCAAGCAGGGGCTAATAATCGAAGTTGCCGCTATACATGAGCGGATTAACAGCTAACTACAATAACTATTCAGCAATAGAATTAGAAAAAGCTCTCCAGTCTTGGGTTGAGCCATACCCTAAGCCAATCATTCTTAATCATGATTTAAACTCTGAGCCAATTGGCCGTGTTATGGCCGCAAGAATGGATAAGGAAGAAGACGGTTCTTCTTTCGTGCGTTTGCAGATTGCTGTTACCGACCCAGTTGCCGCACAAAAAATAGCTGACAAAAGATACATGACCGGTTCCGTTGGCGGAAGAGCAGGCAAAGCTGTTTGCTCAATATCTGGCGATGACCTGGCATCAGAGGATGCAAGTGGCAAGCCAAACGTTGCTAGATTTAAAAGAGGCAAGATCTACAAGGGCAAGATGGCTTTTGTTGACATGCAAGATATCTCTTTTAAGGAATACTCTTTTGTTAACCAGCCAGCAGATCAAAGATCTGGTGTAAGAGGTTCTAAGCCTGTAGAGGGCAAAGCACCGGTCGCTGACTCAGAGAATTGGGTGGCTAGAAGTTCAGCTTTTGTCTTGCACATGGATAATGAAGATATTGTTTCAATAAATGAAAATGAATCAATGTTTAAGAATATGAAGAAAAAAGAATCAAGACCAGTTTACTTGCACCTCAAGGGAGCATTCCTTAGTGCGATGGCTGTCCAAGAGAGTGAAAATGTAATTAACGAAGAGGCTTCATTACTATCTAATGAAGACTCTATTGAGAAAAAATATGAGGAGAATCTTAAAATGGATGATGTTGCAGTAAATGAAGACATCCTCGCCGTCGCTCAAGAGCTTAGCGAAGACCTTTCAAGTATGGCCAATGCTTCTGCAAAAGAAGAAGTGGCAACTGAAGAGTCGGCAGAAGAAGTAAAACAAGATGAACAAGCACCAGTTGCTGAAGAAGAAGTAGTAGCAGAAGAAGCACAAAACGCTATTATGGAAGCCGAAGATATGACTGTTGCGTCGGCATTGCAAAAAGTTCTCAACGATACAGTGGTATTTTACTTTGCAGCACATAGAGCGCATTGGAACATTGAGGGCGAAGACTTTAGTGAATATCATGAATTGTTTTCAAATATATACGAAGACGCAATCGATGCAATTGATCCAATCGCAGAAAACATGAGAAAGCTTCAGGCTTTCCCTGCAACACTTACTGAATCAGTTATGAATTCATCGTTCAAAGATGATATGACAATAACTGAGGCTCTTGGTTTGGCTCAAGGTATTCTTGAAAAGAATAATGCAGTTAATGCAAGCGTGATGTCAGCATTTGCTGTAGCTAACGCAGCTAACGAACAAGGAATTGCTAATTTCCTCGCGGAACGTGACGACAAGCACAAGAAGTGGGCATGGCAGCTTAGATCTTCATTGAAGATGGATGCCGAAGATGCCGCTGAGTCAGCGTGGAGAGAAGAAAACAAGTCTACAGAAGTTGCAGAAGCAACAGAAGAACAGAGTGAAGTAGTAGTTGTTGATTCTGTTAAAACTGAAATTTCTGAAGAAAATAAAGAGACTGAAGGAACAGAAGCAGAGCTCACTGGCGAAAAAGTTGCCCCTGAGCAAGGTGCTGATGATTCAGTCAATAAACTTCAGGCTCTTGAAGAAGAAAACCAGAAGCTTAGAAGTGCATTACATAGAACTCTTGCAGAAAGAGTTGTTGATGCAAAGATTACAATTGGTATTGAATCATAC